CACAGAACCCGCCGGGGCAGCAGGCTCACAGAAGGCAGGCTATGCAGCCCTGCTAAGCAGCTTAAAATCATAAGGAGGATTTATACAATGAGCAGCATTATTTCCAAAGGTACCGGCCTTTTTCCGGAGGAACTCGTAAAGGGTATGGTTAACCTTGTCAAAGGTAAATCAGCCATCGCAAACCTGTGTGCACAGACTCCCATCGCCTTCAACGGCAATAAGGAGTTCACATTCGACATGGATTCCGAGATCGACATCGTAGCCGAGAACGGTGCAAAGTCTAACGGCGGAGCAACCATCGGCTCAAGAACGATCGTGCCTTTCAAGGTTGAATACGGTACCCGTGTATCGGATGAGTTCATGCAGGAGAATGAAGACTTCCAGCTCGGCATTCTCGAAGCATTCACTGAGGGATTTGCAAAGAAGCTCGCAAGGGGTCTCGATATCATGGCTTTCCATGGTGTTAACCCCAGAACCGGAGCAGCTTCTGCCATCATCGGTGACAACTGCTTTGACAAGGCAAAGGTTGACCCTTCCAACCTGATCCCTCGTATCTACTCCCCTGTAGGCGTAGATGCTAACGATCAGATGGAGAGCGCTATCGCAGCCGTTCAGGGTAATGAGTGGGATGTGAATGGTGCAGCATTCGCACCTGCATTCAGATCTGCACTTGCAGCTCTTACACTCGGATCCGACAACGCACAGCCTCGCTTCCCTGAGTTAGCATGGGGCTCTGCTCCCGGAACCATCAAGGGACTTCCCGTACAGGTTAACTCTACTGTAGCAGCTAACAGCTCCACAGATCTTGCGATCGTCGGTGACTTCCAGAACTGCTTCAAGTGGGGCTACGCTAAGCAGATCCCCGTTAAGGTTATCGAGTTCGGTAATCCTGACAACAATGATGAGCTTGGCGATCTTCAGGGTCACAACCAGGTTTACCTCAGAGCAGAGGCATTCATCGGATTCAGCATTCTCGTCCCTGCTGCATTCGCTATCATCGACTCTAAGCCTGAGGCTTAATGTTTACCTACAGAAACGACAAAGGAGCTACCATCACGACCGCCTGTGAGATATCAGGCGGTGGATGGGAGCCTTTAGCCAAGGCAGCCGAGGCCAAGAAGGAAACGAGAACCGAAGAGGTCAAGGATACCAAGGCCACAGCGAAGAGGAAGAAGAATGAGTGATTTTGCAACAGTAGAAGATGTTATAGCACTGAAGAGACCTCTTACAGCAGAAGAACAGGATAGAGCAGCGACGCTGATACCGATAGTGTGTGATTCACTCAGGTACGAAGCGGAGAAAGTAGGCAAAAACCTCGACGAAATGGTAGAGAGTTCTGCGGTGCTTGCGTCCGTTGCGAAATCCGTAACTGTAGATGTTGTTATGAGGGAACTCATGACTTCGACAGACAGTGAACCCATGACACAGATGAGCGAGTCCGCACTGGGCTACTCGGTGTCGGGTACCTATCTGGTACCGGGAGGCGGTCTGTTCATCAAGCGTGCAGAGCTGAAGAGACTCGGACTTGCGAGACAGAAGTACGGAGTGATTGAATTTTATGGTTCTAAATCAGGCAACAATACAGATTAAAGTAAGGACACAGACAGGAGTAGACGAACTGAACAGACCGACTTACGAGGATGTCTGGGAAGATGTGTCCGGATGCGTGGTAGGTTCGCCCACCTCAGACGATGTGGAGAATGAAATGAACCTGTCCGGCAAAAGGATCGCATACGAGATATTCCTGCCAAACGATGACACTCACACATGGGCCGGATCCGAGGTCAAGATCAAGGGCAAGCCCTACAGAGTGATCGGAGATGTGAAAGAGAGTTTTGTCAGCTTCTCTCATATTCCTTGCAATAAGCTGATATCGGTAGAAGCGTATGAGTAATGTCAAGTTCAAGCTGAACGGAAAAGGAGTCAGAGAACTTCTTAAGTCAGACGGTATCCAGGGAGCGTGCCGTAAGAAAGCTAATGAAGCGCTGTCAAAGTGCGGAGAGGGCTATGTAGTGCACGATGTGAATTATCCGGAGCGTGCCGGAGCTGCGGTAGCGGCAACGAACATGCGAGCCGTGAATGACAACAAAAAGAATAACACTCTTTTAAAGGCGGTGGGCGGATGATAGAAACAGCTCTCATAAGATATTTGAATGACAAACTGAATGTAGAAGCCTATGCGGAATATCCGGAAAATGCGCCGGCGCAATTCGTACTCATGGAAAAGACCGGCAGTGGGATATCCAACAGGCTCTCCAGGGCGACCATAGCACTTCAGTCCTATGCGGACGATCTGCTTGATGCTATGAAGCTGAATGAGCAGGTGAAGGAAGTTATGGATGAACTTCCCTGGGAGGTTGACGGCGTGACACACTCGAAGCTCAATTCCGATTACAATTTCACAGATACAGCAACAAGAAAGTACCGCTATCAGGCGGTGTACGACATCACATACTACAAGGAGGATGTTTAAATGAGCACAGTAGCAAATGTAACCGCGGCTAAACCCCGCACAGGCGGCGCAATCTTCAGAGCACCCTTAGGTACCGCTCTTCCTACAGATGCGACCACAGCACTTGCCGAAGCATACAAGGCTCTCGGCTACCTGTCAGAGGATGGACTGGTTAACACCAACAATCCCGAATCCGACACTATCAAGGCATGGGGCGGCGATGTAGTGCTGACCTATCAGTCTGAGAAGCCCGACACATTCAAGTTCACTCCCATTGAGGCTCTTAATGTGGATGTGCTTAAGGCTATCTACGGAGATTCCAATGTATCCGGAGACCTCACCAACGGTATTGCCATCACAGCGAACGCCAAGGAGCAGGAAGAGGCTGTATGGGTATTCGATATGATCATGAGAAACGGTGTGCTGAAGAGAATCGTCATTCCCGACGGCAAGATCTCAGAGATCGGCGATATCACATACGCTGATGAGGAAGTGGTAGGATACGAGACCACTCTTCAGGCTATGCCCGATGCCCAGAGCAACACTCACTATGAGTACATTTCAGCACCTACACCTTAAGGAGATACAAGGATGATTACAGGACAGACAAAAAGCGGTTTTGATTATGAGATCAATGAACAGGTCTTTGCAAGCTACGATTACGCAAAGATCGTAAAGAAGATAAGCGACGCAAAGAAGCTCACCGACCCCGAGAAGGTCGGTGTGGCCAATGCTGAGCTTACCGTAGCAATGACGGAGCTGATCTTAGGAGCCGAGCAGGCAGAAAGACTCGAAGAGCACATCAGACAATCTTCAGAGGATGGCCTGGTAAGCATGCAGGCAATGGCTGAAGAGGTCAATGAGATCCAGCTTAAGGCAGGGGAGATCATCGGAGAAAAAAACTCGCAGTCCTCATCCGTTACATCGAAAACGACGAAGAAGCACTGATATGTGACTTTGCGGAAACCTATCATATCTATGATTATACCCAGCTGCCGGTTAAGCTCATGGCCACACTGGCAGCTGGACTCCGTGAAGACTCAAGATCAGCAATGTCGCTTAGCGGAATGAGGGTATCCCCCAAGGATTTACTGATAGCGGCAGCAGTCGACCGTCTCTCCCTTTTAGTCTGGTCAAAGACTAAGGACGCGGAGAAGGGAAGAAAGAGACCCAAGTCGATAGTAGAAGCTATCACAAAAGAAGATAACAAGGAAATCATGACTTTCGCATCAGCGGAAGACTTTGAAAGAGCAAGAAGAAGGATTATAAATGGCAACTGAAGTAGGACAGGCATATATACAGATAATACCATCCGCCAAAGGAATCAGCGGATCCATATCGAGCCTGATCGACAAAGAGGCAGGTTCAGCCGGAAGGAGTGGCGGAAGCCTGCTCTCAAAAGGTCTGACAGGCGGAATCTCTGCATTTACCGTGGCAGCAGGCACTATGCTTGCGAACATGGCTACGAGTGCGGCTCATGCCCTGGGAAGCATTGCGAGAAATGCTCTTGAGGTAGGTGCGAGCTTTGAGACATCCCTTGCGAAGGTTCAGTCTATTTCAGGCGGTACCGCAGCAGAGATGGCTGCATTTAGCAAAGAAGTCATCGCCATGTCCAACGCTACAGCGCAGTCAGCCGATAACATAAACGAAGCAGTTTATTCCGTAATATCCGCAACCGGAAAAGGCATGTCGGAATCTCTGGGAATAGTTGATCAGGCAAACCAGCTCGCAACAGCCGGCTTTGCGGATCTTGATTCCTCTATCGCCGTCATGACAACGGCAATGAACGCTTATCATATGAGCGCGGAGGATGCGGCGCATATCTCTGATTCGCTCATCACAACACAGAACCTCGGTGTTACGACCGTGGCAGAATTATCAGCTGCAATGGGTAAGGCGATCGCCACCGGCGGAGCTTATGGTATTTCACTTGAGAATATCGAGTCAGGATATATCTCACTTACAAAGAACGGTATCAACACAGCTGAAGCAACGACATACATGTCATCCATGTTCAAGGAACTGGCCAACAACGGAACAGCTGTAGGACAGATTATCACACAGAAGACAGGTAAGTCTTTCGGTACACTTATGGCAGAGGGATATTCGGTAGCGGATGTCCTTGCTATAGTATCCGACAGCGTGAATGGTGATTCGGAAGCTCTCATGAACCTGTGGAGCTCCGCGGAGGCAGGTAAGGCATCAGCAGCTATCATGTCTCAGGGACTTGATACCTTCAACGAGAATCTTGAAACATTAAGAACATCGACCGGTACTACGGCGGCAGCCTATGAGACCATGACGAACACCTTCCAGTTCAAGAGCAATCAGCTCAAGAACTCGATATCAAACCTAGGTATCATGATATATCAGGGCGTAGGTGGTCCGCTCGCTGAACTCACAGGCATAGCAAACGAAGGTGTCCAGAACATCGCAGCTGCATTCCAGGAGGGCGGATTCTCCGCAATCGGACCGGCCGTGATGGACATGATGTCCAACGTCGGAAATTATATCATCCAAAAACTCCCGGATATAACAACAGCGGTGAACACTCTCCTTCAGGGCGTGGGAACCTTCATAGCAAATAATCAGGCAGCCATCACGACAGCCGTTACCTCGGTCGTATCAGGGATCGCATCAAGCCTTCCGATCGTGCTCCCGACGCTTATCACAGTCGGAATGAGCATATTAACAGGGCTTATCCAGGGCGTTTTTTCAGCGCTCCCGGTCATCCTTCCTGATCTGATCAATGCGGCGGTTCAGATACTGACCATGCTGGTCACAGGTCTTGCTGAAAATATCGACCTGCTGATAAACGGTTTTATCACACTGTGTGATGGTATCGGACAGGCACTTTCTACGGTGGACTGGTCCGCAGTCGGATCACAGGTAATGACATCCATCGGAACAGCACTTCAGAACGCTTCTCCCGGAGCGATCGCAGCAATCGCAGGCATCGGAGCTTTAATGGTAGGCAAGTTTGCCATGTCAATCGCACCGATCGCATCCAAGGTAGGCGGAGCGTTATCGGGAGTTATAGGCAAGTTCACATCCTTAGGATCAGCGGCAAGCACCGCAGCGGCTCCTGTATCATCAGCCGGATCCGCAATGGGAACATTATCATCTAACGCACTCGGACTTGTGGCAGCGGGCGCAGGAATACTGCTTGCGGCAACAGGTCTTGCATTGCTCGCACAGGCAGCCATCGGCATTGCTGAAGCAGGTCCCGGAGCGGCAATCGCTCTCGGAGCACTTGTAATAGCAATCGCAGGCTTCGCACTTGGAGCAGCGGCAGTAGCACCGGCACTCACAGCCGGAGCAGCCGGACTTATCGCATTCGGAGCGGCCGTAGCCTTAGTAGGCGCAGGCGTGCTCATGGCATGTGGCGGAATGGCGATACTCGCAACACAGCTTCCTACGATAGCGGAATATGGTCTATCGGCATCGGTGGCAATCACAGCCCTCGGAGTCGCAATGGGCGTATTTGCGCCGGGCGCAATCGCAGGAGGAGCAGCAGCGGTAGTAGCAGGAACAGGACTTCTCACGATGGCAGCGGGACTTCTTGCAGCAGGCGCAGGAGCACTGGTAGCGGCAGCAGGCGTAGCGGTACTTTCCGCAGCACTCGCATTACTCTCGGGAGCACTTGCACTACTCGGCGGAGGTTTCACTATCTGTGCAACCGGTCTTCAGAGGATAGGATCGGTAGCGACTACCGCCTCGATCGGTTTCACTACACTAGCGGCGGCACTTGGAGTGGCGTTCGTGCCTATGGTAGCAGGAGCGGCATCATGCGCGGCACTTGCACTGGCAATCGGAGCACTCGACCTTTCACTCATAGGACTTACCGTAACGCTCGGCACATCAGCTGTAGCGGCAGCGGCACTCGGAGTATCTATGGAGCTTGTGGCCGGAGCCGTGACAACCATATGCGATTCGGCAATGGCAGCGGCACAGGCTATGCAGGATATGGTAAACGGTGTGGATGTAGTTAAGAACGGGCTCAACGGCCTTAAGGACATCGCGGCCGGAGCCGTAGAAGCATTCGTAAACAGCTTCCAGAAGGCATCACCGACAGCTGTAGCCACAGCGACCACAATGGCGCAGGGCATCAACACAGCTATTCAGACATCGATGCTTCAACTTCCGATACTGGCAAAGACAGCAATGACATCGTTCGTACTGGCTATCACATCGAATGTGGGAGCCGCAAGGAACGCAGGTCTTCAGGTGGCAAACGGCGTAGCATCCGGAATGTCCGGTATGCCTTCAAAGGTCGCTACAATAGCAAGAACATCAGCCATAGCGATAAGAGCAGCATTCGAGGCGATCAACTGGGAAGGTGTCGGTATCAATATCGATAAAGGCATCGCAAACGGTATGCTCTCCGGAGAAGGGCTTGATTCCATAAGGAATGCCGCAAAGGAAGTAGCACAGACGGCACTTAAGGAAGCAAAGGCAGCGCTTAAGGTCGGATCACCTTCGAAGCTCATGAGGGATGAAGTCGGAAGATGGATCCCCGAAGGCATCGCAGAAGGTATCACCGAGAATATGGATTCCGTAGAGGATGCAATGAGCGACATCAGCACCTTCGCAGTGCTTAAGGACAGACTTAAGCTCAACGCATTCGAACCCGGACAGCTTCAGCCTGCATACGCGACCGCCGGAACAAATGTCACACAAAATAACACATTCTACACACATGATTCCTTGAGCGAGCGTGAGCTTTGCCAGCAGACAGAGAACATGGCGGCTCGCTTAAGGTGGAAGCTGGGGTAAATTATGATACCTACATATGCGTATAAATGTGGCGGAACAGAGGTATCCTTTTCACCGGATACCTCTTTCTGGATCACTGAAATAGCAGGAGAAGACGGACTTGAGATCAACATCAACGAAACTCAGTCCGCCGGATCCATCGGAACTACACACGATGCCTCTTCGGTATCTTCAAGAGACCTTACCATAAACGGACTCATCATCGGAGACTGCGAGGGTGGAAAGAAGAAGCTAAACCTTGCAGTAAGACCGTTCACGGAAGCGATTCTTTATAAAACCGACTCGAACGGAGTGAAGTGGTATCTGGCCGGGGAAGCAAAGAGCACACTCCACACAGAGGAGAAGATCGCAGCTGATGTGATCAACGTGAACTTCTACAAGAAGGTTCCTCACTTAAGAAGGCAGCAGGCTCTTTCGGACAGGATCGGTATTATGCCGTTTCAGTTCACCTTTCATACATGCTTCCCATACTGGAGAACAGTCGAGACAGCGGTAACGGTGCTCGGCGGTTTAAGTTCCATGTGGTTCCCGACTCCGGTATCCACAGCGGGATCCTGGTACATATCATCCGCAAAGGAAAGTGCGGATACAGATGTGTACAACGAAGGAAACGGCGAAACGGAGTTCAGGCTGTACTTAAAGGCTTCGGCACAGTGCACGAATCCGAGACTGTACAATCTGGCCACACGAACCTATATCCAGTTAAACAAGACCATGACCGTCGGAGAATCGGCGGTCATTTCAACAGTATCAGGAGAAAGAGGCTGTACATATTATGCGGAAGACGGAACGGAGTCGAACGCATTCGCAGATCTCGATATCAATTCAGATCTTGAGATGACACTTAAGCCGGGATCAAACATCCTAAGGTTTACAGCGGATGCAGGAAGGAACAATGTGACAGCTTCGATCAAGGCTCCTGCGGGGGTAGCATCGAATGTCTAATTGCTTACTGTATTCATATCAGAACAGAAGAAGGATGGGACTTATCGAAGGCATAGATTCTCTTCAGTGGATGCCGGAATGGCAGTCATCCGGAGAGTTTAAGCTCGTATGCTCCTGTACCGCAAAAAATCAGAGCCTGCTTACGGACTGGACGGTTTTATATAACCCCGACACTCCGAATATAGCAGCTGTGATCACATACACCGACAAGACAATCAACAAAGACGGTCGGACGGTCATAGAAGCCAGGGGAGAGTTCACATCATGCAGATGGAAGTCAAGAGCGATCCTCGGCAATGTGGAGGTATCCGATGCTGTATCGGGCATCCTTTCCATCGCAGCTGCGAACAAAAGAACCTTAGAGGTAACGGTAGGAACATCGGAGGAAACCTCCGAGATAGACTATACCGCCTCCTGGGGAACATGTTACGAAGCATTCTGCGATATAGCGGAAGCCGGGAACATCGGATTTCAGCATACATTCGACCCGAGAACGGCGGGAGAGACACTGGATATCCTGACAGGGATCGACAGGAGTGATCAGCACATAGGAGATTATGTCGGATACTTCGGCACTCCTCCACAGAACGTAGCTTCAGCATCCTCGATACTGGATTATTCGGATTACGGAAATGTAGGCGTGTGCAACGGGGAAGCTCCGGCAGAAGGAGACACCTTCACACAGCAGATAGTATATGTCGGAAACACTCAGGCGGTCGGCAATGATCGTCACGAGATATACATCGACGGATCCGGAGTATCCCACACATACCAGGAGAACGACGGACAGGGCGGAACGGTATCAAAGACTTATACAGAGCCTGAGTACATAGCAGTTCTTACGAACTATGCAACAGCGGCTCTTTTAAAGCACATGAACCCGCTCACCATAAAGCTCGAAGCAAGAAACACAGTCCCGGTCTACGGGATTGATTACGAAATGGGAGACACAATGCCGATCATCATCAAGGAGATCGGCTTAAGAGCGAAGGCAACAGTCACGGCCGTAAAACTGATTTATGAAGAATCAGGAAAGAGCATGGAACTAACCTTCAGCAATTTCAAACTGCTTGATTAAGGAGGAATGGCATGAACGAACTTATTGCATGGCCGATGGACGAAAAAGAATATACGGCAGTCGGTCTCGGAGCTGCATACTCGGCAAGATCAAGAGGCATCTTAAGAGGAACGGACTTCGCAGCGACAGCGAACGGAAATCTCACGGTCACAGTCGGAGTCGGCCTCGGATGCCTGCATGTGAATGACTTCTGGGCAATCTTCCCGGTATGCTCCACATCACAGACACTCACATTTACGGATTCCGACGGATCCCTCGACAGAATTGACGCTATCGCATTAAGGCTTGATAAAAACGCAAACATAGCAGGCCTCGATGTCATAACCGGAACACCGGCACAGAATCCGCAGTACCCCACCATGCATCGTGATGACGATGATTATGATGAGATATTCCTTTATGCGGTATATAGGACCGCAGGAACAACGGAAATCACCGCAGCGGATCTTATCGACTTAAGACTCAATATGGATTATTGCGGTCTTATGAAGGATGAGCTCGATTGCATAGACACATCGGTATTACAGGCACAGCTCGATGCGTTCATTGAGCAGAATGAAACATCATTCGCAAGCTGGAGAGCCGCGCAGGAAGCAGCCTTCACCCTGTGGAAAGGTCAGCAGGAGACATCTTTCGAAAACTGGGAGTCCCAGCAGGAAGAGAACTTCGAGACCTGGAGCGATGATCAAAAGGCAACATTCCTCGCATGGGTGGAGACCATCAGAGATATCCTTGACGAAACGACCGCAGGACATCTTCAGAACGAGATCGACCTTGCGGAGATCCACAATATCTTAGATCACGGCTTCCCTTCATCCGTAACCACAGTAAGCGGCTCGACCATCACAGAGACGGAGCAGATCACCGAGGGCGGTATCACCACAGACGGAAGGCAGGTTGTAACAACTACAACCCAGTCGGGAGCAGTAAAGACCATAACAGCAATCCTTTACTCCACACAGAGCTCAGAGATTGCAAGACAGGTAATTACAGTAGACGGCAATAATATAACAGCAGTAACAACCATAGCTTAAGGAGGACAAGATGGGATTAGTAACACCGACATATCTGAACACAGAAGAAATGAAAGCCGGGAGGCTCTTAGGTTTAACTCCGAAGCCTTGCGCTTCACTCAAAGCGGTCGCAGGAGACCAGAAGGTAACAATCTACTGTACCGATGCATCTGATACCGTGATTGACTCACAGAAGCTCGTAACGGTAAAAGGAACAAAGGTCATCTATAAGGTGAATTCAGCTCCAACAGGACCGGATGACGGCACAGAGCTCTTCACCTCATATCCCGGACAGTATGATACACAGGGATATGAGCTGACAGGCCTTATCAACGGCACGACATATTATTTCGCTGCTTATACGATAAGCGACCATAACATGATGTGCTTGGATGCGGTCATCAAGTCCGCAGTACCTTCAGAGCAGGAGATCATCACAGTAAATGTGGCCACATCGGACAGCCTTGCAAGCATCGGAAGCGATGTAGTGGCAAGCGCAACATTGGTAAACGAGACTACGAGCGTAGAGACAGAAGAGATCATCGCCGGCGGAGTAGGCACCACGACCTTCTACATGTCCGGCGGAGAAGATTATCATATCGAGCTGAAGTTAAAGAAGGTCAACGGACAGTCCTATGATAACATCGATTATTACATCGGCACAGACGATATCCATATCGTTCTCGACGGCGTAACGGAGACATATACCGCAGTACAGGGCAGCAGTCGTACTATCAACATGACAGTCGAGCAGGCTCACCTTTACGGATATGACCTTGATACAAATAACTCTTCTCCTTCAGGAAGAGTGACATACCCTAACGGCGTGAACAACAAGGACTTCACACCGTTTTCAATGAATTTTTCGGCAGGCACTCCGAATTATGGCGGATGGTCCGAGTCCCAGGATGATATTTTCTTCATGCCGAAGCCTTGTCTGTTAAGACCGAACGGAACGGTTGAGTGCTATCTGAAGATCGATGATTATTCAAAGAAGGCAGACGGCACCGCAGCTGATATCACAGACTCCGCAGGCAGCGGCAAGAACGCAATGATGGAGTGGCCGAAGATCTGGACAAAGAGATGGGAGGATGCAAATGGCATTTACCACTTCAGATGCTCCGATGTACAGGTGGACGATGATTATGATTGCTTGTGCAATTATGATGCGAATGATCATCAGATTGACCACTTCTACACGGCAATATACTTCGGATCCAATACTTCAAACAAATTAAGAAGTAAGTCCGGCGGTACCAACATGGTATCCCAGACGGGAACGACCGAGATCGCATATGCAAAGGCAAACGGCGCAGGATGGGATATCGAGATTCTGGCCGACAGACTCCTCATCGCAGACTTACTTGTGTTGATGGGCAAGTCGACAGACACCCAGTCAGTATATGGTTACGGTCATGCAAACGCATCCAGCGCATACGGACAGGGCACTATGAATACAAGAGGGCTCTTCTATGCAACATCCGCAACAGCTGATTGCTACCTTAAGGTGTTTGGCATGGAGTTCTACTGGTCGAATTTGTGGAGACGCTGCGAGGGCCTTGTGACCGATGCAAATACGAAGATCAAGTACAAATTGACGGCCGGAAGACATGACGGATCTACGGCGGACGGATACAACACTACCGGCGAGGGATACCTTGAGGCCGGAACGGCAGCAGGCACCTCAGGCGGATATATCAACAAGTGTAAATCCACACCCGGAGGAAGGATCCCGACGAATGCATCCGGATCTTCATCTACTTACGAATGTGACGGCTTATGGGTTGCGGCTTCCTGCTTCGCGCTTGTCGGCGGCTGCTGGAACTATACCCTTCTTGGGGGGGCGTTCTGCGTCTACCTGTTCTTCGCTGTGTCGATTTCGAACACGTACATTGGGGCGGTGCTCTCTTGCAAACCACTTGCGTCATAAGGAGAGGGTGAATGCCGCTTTGCGGCAGAGGGGGAACCCTGGTTCCTCCTAAATAAAAAAGAATAACACAGGGACATATGTGGCGGCTTCCTGCTTCGCGCTTGTCGGCGGCAACTGGAACAATACCCTTCTTGAAGGAGCGTTCTACGTCAACCTGAACAACGCTGTGTCGAATTCGAACACGAACAATGGGGCGGTGCAATCTTATCCAATTTCGGAACTGATAACTAAAAGCCGCATATGCTCCTCACCCCTTGGTGAAAATCAACTCGTAGCAAGCACGGGTTAGTAGCATGTCGAAAGCCCGTGAGAGGATAAGAGAAAAATGAAATCCTATAGCCACTTATACGAAAGGGTGATATCAAAGGAAAACAGACTTGAAGCCGTAAGGCTGGCAAGGCATTCGCCGAGAATAAGAAAGATGATCAAGGAGTCAGGAAAAACAGACGAAGAGATAGCTAAAGAGGCTTATGAGTGGATAGTTCATTTTAAGAACGCCCACCATAAGCCTATTCACATTAAGGACGGAATGTCCCAGAAAGAAAGGACGATCATAGTCCCAACGATGGAGGAGCTCATAGTACAGCATGCGCTTGTAAATGTATTAAAACCGATCTTCGAGAAGGACATGTACGAACATTCATATGCATCAATCCCAAAAAGAGGAGCGCACGCAGGCAAGAAAGTCATTGAGAAGTGGATCAGGAACGACGGAAAGAATTGCAAATACTGTCTGAAGATGGATATCAGACACTTCTTTGATTCGGTACCGCACGACCGCTTAAAAGAAAAGGTCATAAAGACGATCCACGATGAGAAAGTCTTGAGGATCATACTTGAGCTCATCGATGTAACGGACACCGGACTACCGCTCGGATTCTACACAAGCCAGTGGTTTTCGAACTGGTACCTGACAC